ATCTTATTAAAAAAGAAATACTTTATAAATATAGAGAAAATGAAACTAGGAGATAAATTAGAATATATAATAAACATCATTACATTTGGCAAAGGTAAAGATATTGCACAATGGATTGCACACAAGCTAGGTTTCAAAGATTGTGGATGTGATGATAGAAAAAATTTTTTAAATGGAATCACAAGAGATGGAACAAAGACTAAATAAAAAAGAGTTTGACCAATGGACTAAATTTAAGTCTATAAAGAATAGTCAAATTAATAAACAAGAGCAAGAGCTGATAGCATCTTTACATTCCAAATATTATTTTCATACTTTTTATTTACCTTGTTCTTGCACACCAAGACAATGGAATCAATGGATCAAAGATATTAACACACTTTATGATGATGGGTATAGAAACGATTAACAAGTTTGAACAGACAGTTGTAACATTCTTAAATGAGTTTGAGGATTGGAACTTAAAATGGTGTGGAGGATCATTTGAACACTACGATGCTTCAGGTACAACACCTAAAGGACATAAATGTGTAATGGAGATGAAATTTAGAAACAAATACTATAAAGAAAAACTATTAGAAAAATATAAGTATGATAAACTAATGGAAATGGAAAGCGAAGTTGTCAAACTATATTTTGTGTCAGATCCTAAAGGAACATATTTATATTGGATAAACTATTTAGTAATGCCAGAAATAAAAGAGTTGTATTGTCCTGACACTACATTATGGACAAAGAAAAGAAAACTTAAAAAGGTGTATTTACTTACTGAAGATATGGCATCAATAGTACATAAAGAATAGTTATTATGAATTGTTAATTATTATTTGTATATTGTGGTAAAAAACAAAATGAAACACCACGCATTTGAAAATCAAATATTTGATTATTACAGAAGAAATGAGAAAAAGACACAAAAAGCAATCAAGTTTTTACAAGAACAAGGATATACAGTATACGAAAAAAAACAAATACCTAACATACCTAAATGATAATTATTTTTTAGAGATTGGTTATGATAATATCGAAAGCTCAATCAATAACAAAACAAATGAAAAACAAAAAACAATACCGAAGCAATCAGGGTAGAAGTCCAAAACAAGAAGAACAAACATATCAAACTTTGAGACTTGCATTTATATTATTTACAATATGCGTTTGTGGATATTTATTTGTAAAAATATGGATGTAAAATCGAAACAAAAATATGAACTAGCATTTAATTATATTGGTAATGCTATGTCTCTTGCATTTGAGAAAGCAGATAAAAATCGCAAGAAACAAATAGCACTATATATAAAGTGTATTAATGATATGTACATATACACAAATAAAGTAGAAACAGAATTAATATTAAAACAAGAAAACAATGATACAACTTTTGGACGGAAGAAATTACAGCAGAAAAGAATTGCTGAAAAAAATGGTAGATGATAGTTTTTACTATGGAGAGTTAAATAGATTAGCACTTAGTAGTTCATCACTAAAACTATTACTATCAAGTCCAAAGACTTATAAGTATGTTACTAAATATGGTAGTCCTGAATCACAACCATTAAGAGATGGAAGATTGGTACATCAAGCAATATTAGAACCAGACAAATTTGGTGAGCAAATATTTGTAAATGTATCTTCTAAAAACACAAAGACATACAAAGAAGCGAGAGACAAATATGGCGAGGTTTATACAAGGGTAGAGAAACAAAATGCAGAGAAGATCGCAGATGCTTTTTTTAAGAATGAACACGCATTAAAACACATTACGGATTGTGAATTTGAGATACCTGCAATAGGTACAGTACAAGGTTATCCATTCAGGGGTAAAGCAGATGTATTAAGAAAGGATGGTATAGTAGATATAAAAACTACTACAGGAGGGGTTAAAAACTTTTTTCATTCAGCAAAAAAATATTCTTACGATGTACAATGCTATGTTTATTGTCAACTTTTTAATGTTACATATTTAGATTTTAAGTTTGTAGTTATAGACAAAGGATCATTAGACATTGGCATATGGAATTGTAGCGAGGAGTTTTATTTGGAAGGGGAACGAAAAACAAAAGAAGCATTACAAATATTTGAAAAGTTCTTCATAGAAGGACAAGACATAGATAATTATATAATAGAAGGAATATTATGAGAAAATATCAAAAAGAAAAAATTGCTTATAACAAAGGTTACAGGGTAACAAATGAAGGAGATGCTATAAACTCAAATAATAAAAAGGTTGGGTATATTCTTAATTCTGGTTATGAGCATTTTACAATAAATTATGAAACAAAACACTTAAAAGTAGCAACGCATAGATTACAAGCATATCAAAAATATGGATTACAAATATATAAACAAGGTGTAGTAGTTAGACATCTTAATAATAATAGATTTGATAATTCAAAAAAGAATATTGCTATTGGAACGCATCGAGAAAATTCTTTAGATATTCCAAAACAAAAAAGAATAGAGATGGCAAGACACGCAGGAACAAAATACAGTCAAGAAAAAATAAATCAAATCAAAGATTTTTATAAAAAATGTAGGAGTTATAAAGAAACTATGAATGTGTTTAGTTTGACAAGTAAAGGAACACTTCATCATATAATTAATAAAAGATGAACAAAGCAATAAATATAGCAAAGCAAATAAACAAAGTAGCAAACGTAGATGTATTTGAAAACACAAGAAGGATAGAGGTGGTAGAGGTGCGATCATTACTTGTCTTTATATTATACAGATACGAAAAGATGAAACTCCACAACATAGCAAGTTTCTTAGAAGAGAATGGTAAATCATCAGATCACTCATCGGTATTACACGCTTTTAGAATGTTTGAGGTGTATTTAAAAGGAAACAAAAGACTAGGTAAGTTACTTACAAAACTAACAAAGAACACAAAAGATGTAAACAACCAAGCTAAAAGAGAATTTGTAAAGCTAAAAGTAAACTATTTAAATAATGAAAACATTGAAGCTATGGTACAGCTTGTAGATACGATGGAACAAAAAGAACTAGATGAGTTATAGACCTTTACCAAAACAAGTAACAATAAAAAAATCTTTAGTAGATGGGTTAGGTCTTTTTGCCACACAAAACATACAAGCAAAGACTATTTTAGGAATAACACATATTTCAAATAAAGATTATGAAAATGGTTTTTTAAGAACACCACTAGGAGGGTTTATTAATCATAGTACAAATCCAAACAGTAAACTAATTAGTTGTGGTGATAGTAGACAAATAGAGTGTGGGATACTAAAACTACAAACAACATCTGATATTAAATCAGGAGAAGAAATATTGCTAACTTACAGAATGTATAAGGTGTAACAAAAATTGATTAAAATTTTCGATATATAGATATACAAAAGATTGATTAATCAATGTTTTTTCAATTATGGATAAAAGAATAAATAATGGTGGTAAAAGAGTAGGTGCAGGTAGAAAACCTAAACAAGAAGAAAAAGACCTTATAGAAAAACTTGATTTAATAATAGACAATGAACAGGTTATAGAGAAACTAAAAGTATTAATTGATAAAGGAGATATAAGAGCTTTGAATTTATATATGGGTTATAGGTACGGAAAACCAAAAGAAACAAAAGATATACATATAAACGAAGATCAACCTTTATTTATTGATTGATGTTTTCACAAACACAAGCCGTAAAAAGATTAAGAAAACTTAATAAAAGAATTAAGATCATTAGGGGTGGTAGTTCGGCAGGTAAGACTATTGCAATATTAATGATCCTTATTGACTATGCAATCAAAAACCCATACAAAGAAATAAGTATAGTAGCCGAAAGTATCCCACACTTGCGTAGAGGTGGTCTAAAGGACTTTTTAAATCTACTTAAACTAACCAACAGGTACGATGAAAGAAAGTTCAATAGAAGTACTTTAAAATACGAATTTAGTACAGGTAGTTATATAGAGTTTTTTAGCACAGATCAACCAGACAAACTAAGAGGTGCAAGAAGAACAGATTTATTTATAAACGAGTGCAATAATATAGACTTTGAAAGCTACCAACAATTAGCAATAAGAACATCAGAAAACATATGGCTAGATTATAATCCTACAAATATATTTTGGGTAGACAAAGAATTAATAGGTCAAGAGGACACAGACTTTATTACACTTACTTACAAAGACAATGAGAGCTTGTCAGGTACGATTGTAAAAGAAATAGAGAAGGCAAAAGTAAAAGCAAAGACATCTACATACTGGTCTAATTGGTGGAAGGTATATGGATTAGGAGAGATAGGTAGTTTAGAAGGTGCTTGTATTCCTGACTGGAAGTCTATTGATAATATACCTGATGATGCTAGACTTCTTTGTGCAGGATTAGACTTTGGGTATAGTGTTGATCCATCTACTTACATTAGATTATACAAATGGAATAACGCATATATATTTGATGAACTTCTTTATAGAAAAGGAATGTTGAATAGAGATATAAGTCATTTTCTTACAGATAAAAGAATACTAGAAAACATATATGCAGATAGTGCAGAACCTAAATCAATAAGCGAGATAAGAAGTTATGGACATAAAATATTTCCTGTAACTAAAGGTAGAGATTCGGTTATATATGGAATCAATCTTATAAACCAAAACGAGATATACATAACATCAACATCCAAGAATCTTATAAGAGAACTACAAGGATATGTATGGGATAAAGACAAAGAGGGAAACAATATACAGAAACCAACAGGCATACACCCTGATTGTATAGATGCAGCTCGATATGCTTTAATGATGCAATTAGAAAACCCCAACAGGGGTAGATATGCAATTAGATAAAAAAGTTATTAAATTTTGTTAATTAATAAAAAAGTATTATATTAGCAGTATAATTAAAAACAAAACATTATGATAAAAATAAATTCAACAGTAAAATCAAAAATACACGATGGCTTAACTACTTGGAAAGTAGAAGATATTGTTACGGGTATGTCAGGAAGAAAAAGGTATATTTGTTCTGCTAAACACGATACTCTTTTAAGTAGAGGTTTTCATAAAATCAGTTACGATTTTAAAGAAGAAGAAATATATTTATACTAAAAACAAAACAATGAATAAATTATATCTACATCCACTAACAAAAGAATTTGTAAGTAAAGAAAAATATTTTAACTTTATAACAAGCAAGGTTTTTCCAAAGAAACCTTTTAGTGAGAAAATCAAGTAAGGTTTTCAAAGTTTTTTGATTAGTTGTATAGGAGGGTTTAATCGCCCTCCTTTTTTTTTGTCTAAAATCGAGATTTAATTTCGATATATATATATGAGAATGAAAATAACTGTACCTAATAGTTTATCAGAAATTAAACTATCGCAATATCAAAAGTTTTTAAAGATTCAAAAAGACAATGCAGATGAACATATATTGTCATCAAAAATGATAGAGATATTTTGTGGAATACCACATAAAGAATCTTATCAACTTAAAGCAAAAGATGTTTATAGAATTACTAGTATACTTGCAGATATGTTTGAACAAAAACCACAACTTAAAAGAAGGTTCGTTTTAAATGGAGTTGAATATGGTTTTATACCAAACTTAGATGATATGACATTAGGAGAGTATGTTGATCTTGATACTTATATTTCTAATTGGGAAGAAATAGAAAAAGCTATGGCAGTACTTTATAGACCAATATCAAACACTTATAATGACAAATACAATATTGAAGATTATAAAGCTAAAGGATCAGATCTTTTAAAAGATATGCCAATGGATATAGTATTTGGTAGTATGCTTTTTTTTTATCGTTTAGGAATCGACTTGTCGAGAGTTATGACATCTTATTTGGAGAGTCAGGAGGAGATACCACAACAGCAAATGCACAATTTGGTCTTAAATGGGGATGGTATCAGTCAATTTACGCACTCTCTCAAGGGGATATTACAAGATTTGAGCATATCACTAAATTAAGTATGCACGAATCATTAATGATGTTAACATTTATGAAAGAGAAAAACGAATTAGAAGCTAAACAAATAAAAAGTAAATACAAATGAGTCAGGGAATAAGAGGATTTTATCAGCTTACAGATACGATAAAAACAAATCTGTTACTAGACCCTAATGTCAATACAGTTACAACAGGAGACATTACAGAAATAGATTTATCTAAACAAACAATATTTCCATTAGCACATATAATAGTAAATACAGTTACAGCTCAAGAACAAGCTCTAGTGTTTAATATTACTTTAATGTCTATGGATGTTGTAAATGAATATAAAGATGAAACAACAGATATTTTTGTAGGTAATGATAATGAACAAGATGTACTGAATACACAACTTGCAGTAATAAACAAGATCATACATTTATTGCGTAGGGGTTCATTATATACATCTAAATATCAATTAGAGGGTGATCCTGTATGCGAACCATTTTACGAAAGGTTTGAAAACAGATTAGGTGGTTGGGCGTGTACTATGGATATATTAATACAAAACGATATAAGTATTTGCTAATGGAATTACAAGAAACAAAAAAAGTGCTTAACAATTTTGCTAAATATGTAATTCAGCAATCAAGAAGTAATTTGACAAAAGGTAAAAAAAACTTTAATAAGAAACTTTACAACTCTTTAGCTTTCACTCCACCACTAATAGATAATACTGGTATAATAATTCAATTTATAATGGAAGATTATGGTGTTTACCAAGATGAAGGTGTAAAAGGTAAAGACCCATCTAAAGTATCTCCAAACGCAAAGATAAGAGGGCAACAAGCACCAAGCTCACAATTTAAATTTGGAAGTGGTACAAGCAGAGGTACGTTCGATAAATTTGCAAAAAGGATGTCTTTATTTGCAAAAGCAAAAAATATAAGATTTCGACAAGGTAAGACAGGTAAGTTTGCAAAAGGAGGATATGATGCAATGGGATATGTGATAGCAAAAAACATTTATAGTAGAGGTATAAAACCTAGTTTGTTTTTTACAAAACCTTTTGAGAAAAGATTTAAAACATTACCACCAGAATTAATAGCATCATTTGTAAATGACTTTGAAAAAGAATTATAATGGCAATATATAAAATAAACATAAACAGTCCTGTATATATAAAAGTAGCAAATGCTGGTGGTGGAGTTGAATCAAACGCATTAGCAGACTGTGATTTAACAATTTCTATATTTAGTGGTACATATCAAACATCACCTAGTACAACATATCAACTAAGAAAAAATGAAGTTGCTAATAATAACTTTGTAATATTTGAAATAGGAGAACTAATAAGAGATTATATTGAGTATAGTTTTAGTGGTACATTTGGTAATAATGGTTTAAATGTATGGGTAAAAACTGTAGCAACACCAAGAAATAGTGTTGGTACTGCTCTTGATGTAATAACTACAAATATGTTAGCGTTTGATGGATATGGATATTTTGAAGAAGGATTTACAACTGAAACACAAACTAATAATAATACAACATTATCATTAAGTAGCTTTGTTGGTAGTACCTCAGTATTAATGTCAAACAATACTATATTTAGAGAAAATCAAGAAATATTAAAAATACCTGTATTAGCTAATTTAAGTGTTAATTCAGGTGCAGATACTTTGACAGGTGCTACAACAGTAAACTTTAAAAATGGTTCAAGCACAATTACGAGCATTACAGTTGGTACAGCAATAGATACAACAAATACAGCTATTGAATACGCAACAAGCACAACAGCCACACTTACAAGCGTAGATATAGTTAAGGGTGGATCAACAGAAACAATAACAATAGAAGAACAACCTTGTAATAGATTTACAAACCTACCAATTACATTTGTAAATAAATTTGGTGCATTACAAAGAATAAATTTCTTTTTAAAATCTATTGAAAGTATAGATATACAAAGAGATGAATTTAAATCAAATACACTTACAACAGGTGCAACATATTCGGTAAATAATCATCAATACAAAACAAGAAACATAATGAGTAGAGAGGGCATAACATTAAATACTGGTTATGTAAACGATAGCTATAATCAAGTTATTGAACAGCTATTAATGTCTCAAAGATGTTGGATATTTAAAGACAATCAACAACTTCCTGTTATACCTCAAAATAAACAAGTAACATTCAAAACAAGTTTAAATGATAGACTAGCAAATTATACTATTGACTTTAAGTTTGCTTTTGATAAAATAAACACGATAAGATAATGAATCAGGTAGGTCTTGCAATACCAAGTATTATTTTAGATAGTCCTGATCCTAACCCAGATATTTGGAACTTAACAGATACCTTTTGGGAAAACACTTTTAGAAAATGGAATGAGATTAATTTAATTACTGATATAAACTTTCAAAGATTAGATTTATTTGAAGATGAACAAATAACATTATCACAAACAATACAAGACATTAGAGATATTGAAAAAGTATTTACTGATTTCAGTAAGTCGTTTAATTTACCTGCAAGTTCAACAAACAATAAATTATTTAAACATTATTATCGTAGAGACTTAATTTCAGATGCAATACCTAATGGTATATTCAATGCTAACTCAAAATTAGATGCATTATTAGAATTAAATTTTAAACCATTTAGAAGGGGTTTTATTGTATTAAATGGTGTTAAATTAAAAAACAATGTACCAGATTCTTATAATATTACTTTCTTTGGTCAAACTGTACAATTAAAAGATAGATTATCAGATAGAAAATTAAGCTCGTTAGATTTTGCAAAATATAATCACGAATATAATGTAGCAAATGTAAAAGAGGGATTAAAAACTTTTGTAAGTAGTTTAAAAAATCAAACTGTAACTGTACCTCATATTGTTTATCCATTTATATCACATACACAAAGATTTATTTATAATAGTGGTGCAGGTGGAGTTTTGACAAGTCAAGCAAGAAGTAATACAACAAGAAACTTATATGCAAGTGGTAGTCAAACAACAATAGATTCAGGACAAGCAACAGAAAGATTAGGAAGTACAATGGGTTTTCATTATACTGACTTGAAACCTGCTATAAGAATTATTGATATTTTAGAAACCTTAGAACAAGATAAAGATATTGATATGCGATTTACTGATGACTTTTTTAAAAGTACAGGATTTTTTGCAAATCTTTATATGTGGCTGCATAGAAATAAAGGTGATATTGGTGTAACTCCAACAAATGAAACAGGTGTTAATTTGATAGTGATAGATGAAATATCAAGTTTTACTGGCGATACAACTGATTTTTTTAATGATGATAGTCCTTCAGAATTTGTGCCAATATTCGATGGTGGTGCTTTTAGGTTTCAAACTGCTAATTTATATGGTGGCAGAGAAAGAGAAGCAATGACTATTGATTTTACAGTAACACCAAGTGTAAATACAAAAAAGTTTACAGTAAGATTTAGAAAGTTTGGAACAAACGAAACGATAGCTCAAGTAGATCACGTTTCAGGAAACACAAGCACCCAATTAAGATTTACTTTTCAACCACCAGATTATGAAGCAGGAGGTGTTGTTGTAGAACATAATGTTGAGCTTGTAATTGAAACAGAAGAAACAGTGCTAGCATTAAGTTATGTTTTAAAATTTAGAAAAAGAATTGAAGAAGATGGAGAAAGCACTATAAGATATGATATTACTGCACAAAATGTAAAACCTACAAATATTGTAGATACTTTAAGTGTTTCAGATAACATTCCAGATATGAAAATAATTAATTTTTTAACTGGTCTTTTTAAAACATTTAATTTGACAGCTTTTGTAGAAGATGATGTATCGAGTGCAGACTTTGCTAAAGTTAAAGTACAAACCTTAGATACTTTTTATGCAAGTGGTACAAGTAGAGATATTACACAATATGTAAAACAAGATGATAGTGAAAGTAACTTTAGTGTACCTTTTAATGATATAGAGTTTAAATTTGAAGAACCTAAAACTTTTGGTGCTTTTTATTATGATAAATTAAATTCAAGACAATATGGTTCTGTAAAAGCAAGTGATAGTTCAAACTCAGGTAGAGATCCAAGATTAAACAGAGGACAAGATTATAGAATAACAGTACCATTTGAAAAAATGTTTTATGAAAGATTAATAGATGGAAACGATGATAGTAATACACAAATAGGTTTCGGTTATTTTGTAGATGATAACCAAAGTCCAACTATTGGTAAACCATTATTCTTTTTTAAAAACACAACCCCAACAAGTACAAAATCAATACAAATGTATGATGGTGGAGGAACAGGTACACCAGAAACAATTACAAACTATAACAGACCTACAAACTTCCAACAAGGCACTTCTAGCGTATCTATTAGTGTCGATACAGATGAACCAAGTCCTGTTACTTTTAGTTACTTAAATGCAAGTTTTGTAAGTCAAACCATAACAGTAAATGATGGTGCATCAGGCACAATATCTGAAGCTATAACAAATAGTGTAATAGCAACATCAAATGTAAATGATACAGCTAATATAACTATTGATTATACAGCAATTACATCAAGTCAAACAATAAACTTTAGTCAAGAAATTGATCCTTTTATACCTGTATTAGATACTAACACTTTGTTACAAAAATTTTATAGTAATTATATAAGTGATGTTTTCGACTATAACAGAAGATTAGTAAAAGTAAAAGCAATACTTCCACAAAGTTTTCTACTTAATTATAAATTGAGTGATACTATTGTTATATCTAATGAGGAGTTTATTATAAATAAAATAACTACAAATTTACAAACAGGAGAAAGTAGTTTAGAGTTATTAAACAAAATAAAAAGAGTATGATACAAGGAATATTACAATTATTAGAGTTTGTAGATGGCGAAACTGAAAACATTAGAATTGCACAAGGTAAATATGAATTACCTAAAACTTTTAAAAAAACATTTAAACAAATTAAAAATGAAATAAAATGGCAAAACAAGTAATAGTAGATTTTAATGTAAAGACTGGTGCTGCTATTAGGGAGGTACAGGATTTAAAAAAAGAAATACAAAAGGTAAATAAAGAAGCAATACAAACAACTGACAAAACTTCAAAAGGTTTACAGAGTGTTGAAAAATCTTCAGGTAAAGCAGCAGGTGGTGTAAGTAAAATTGGAACTGCTCTGAAAGGATTAGGTATTGGTTTGATAATAGCGGCTTTTGCTAAGTTTACAGAAGTTCTTAGCTCAAATCAAAGAGTAGCAGATTTCTTCAATACTACATTTGAAGTATTAAGAATTGCTTTTAATGATTTTGTAAATTTTGTTTTAGATAATGCAGGAAGTGTTGTTGGTGTTTTTAAATCAATTTTTGAAAATCCAGCACAATCTATTAAAGATTTTGGAACTGCTATAAAAAACAACTTAATTGAAAGATTTAACTCTTTTTTAGATACTTTAGGTTTTGTAGCTAGTGCCGTAAAAAAAGTTTTTAGCGGAGATTTTAAGGGTGCTTTAGAAGATGTTAAAAGTGCAGGAAAAGAGAGTATAGATGTTTTAACAGGAGTTGATAATAGTTTTGACAAAACAGTTGAGACAGTTGAAAAAGTTGTAAAAGCAACAACAAACTATGCTAAAGAAACTTTAAATACAGCAGATGCAAATATTAAGCTTAAAAATTCTGCACAATTATTAAATGCAGAAAATCAAGGTTTAATTGAAAAATACGATGTACAAGCAGAACAGCAAAGGCAAATAAGAGATGATACTTCAAAAAGCATAGAAGAAAGAATAGCTGCTAATAAAAGACTTGGAGAAATATTAGATGAGCAATCTGAAGTAATGCAAAAAAATGCACAAGTAGCAGTTGATGCAGCTAGAGCATCTTTGAAAGGAAATGAAGATAATATACAATTACAAACTGCATTACAAGAAGCTCTTAATGAACGAGCAGCAATACAAGCTAGGGTTACAGGTCAAAGAAGTGAACAGCTTACCAATGAAAATGCTTTATTAGAAGAACAAAAAGAACTAAACAAAGAATTAGCTTTAATAGGAAAAACAGAAAGAGAAATAGAACTTATAGAATTAGAACAAGCTCTTGCAGACAAAAAAGCGTTAATAGAAAAAGAGGTTACGAATGAAGAAGAAAAAAATAGATTATTGTTAGCAGCACAAGATGATTTTAACAAAAAGAAAGAAGCATTAGAAAAAGAAAGTGGAGAAGAAGAAGTAAAAATAACAGAACTTACACAAGAAGCAAAACTTGCTATAATATCAGGAGCATTAGGTGGACTTGCACAATTAGCAGGTGAAAATAGTAAATTTGGTAAAGGTGTTGCAGTTGCACAAGCAATTATTGATACTTTTGCAGGAGCAAACAAAGCAATAGCTCAAGGTGGTATTTTTGGTGCAGTTGCAGCAGCAGGTATTATTGCTTCTGGTTTAGCTAATGTAAAAACTATACTTTCAACTAAAACACCTAACGCACCATCTGGCTTAGGTGTTGGATCAAGTGGAGGTGGTGTATCTGTACCAACACCACAAGCACCTTCATTTAATGTTGTCGGTGCAAGTGCAGAAAATCAATTAGCACAAACTTTAGCAGATGCAACACAAAAACCAGTAAAAGCGTTTGTAGTTGCAGGGGATGTTTCAACAGCACAAAGTTTAGATAGAAACATCATACAAGAAAGTTCATTGGGATAGACAAAAACAATTAATTAAAACGATATATAATTATGAAGATAGTTGAATTGATCTTAGATGATAACGAAGATTTAGCAGGTATCGAAGCAATAAGTATAGTAGAGAATCCTGCAATAGAAGAAGATTTTATTACTTTAAAAGGAGAGATACTTGCACTTAAAGAGGTTGATAAAGAAAAAAAAATATTACTAGGTGCATTATTAGTTCCTAACAAACCTATTTACAGAAAGAGTGGAGATGAGGAATACTATATTTATTTTTCAAGAGATACAGTTCGTAAAGCATCACAAATATATTTACAAAAAGGTAACCAAAACAATTCTACATTAGAACACCAACACACTTTAAAGGGTTTAACTCTTGTAGAGAGTTGGATAGTAGAGGATACTAAAAAAGACAAGACTGCATTATATGGTCTTGAATATCCTGTAGGTACTTGGGTTGGTGCAGTAAAAGTAAACAACGATCAGATATGGGAAGAGTTTGTCAAGACAGGCAAGGTAAAAGGATTTTCCATAGAAGGATATTTTGCAGACAAAGCAGAAAGACCAAAAGATCAAACCATAAATGACTTAGCAAATATAGAGGAGGAAGAAGCAGAAGAATTATTATCACAAGTAAAAGGTATAATAAGAAATGATAAAAGATACAAACAAGGTAAAAGATTAATATTTGAAAGTTTTAGTGATTATCCAGATGCAGTAAAGAATAATGCAAAGAGGGGTATTGAGTTAAATAAAAAAGTAAAGAATAAATGTGCTACAGATGTTGGCAAAATTAGGGCGCAACAACTAGCACAAGGTAAAGCAATAAGCGAACAGACTATATCTCGTATGTATTCTTTTTTATCTAGAGCAGAAGAGTATTATAAACCAGAAGATAAAGAAGCGTGTGGTACAATCTCATATTTATTGTGGGGTGGTCTTGCAGGTAAAAGATATGCACAAAGAAAACTTAAAGAACTAGGTAAACTTGATTTGTATAGTCAAAAAGTAAATGATGACTTTGCAATAATATTAGATAGACTTGCATACGCATCAAAAGAGATGGCAGAAAAGATTGCTAAGGATATTGGTTGTGATGGCATACACGAACACGAGTTTGAGGATATGACTTGGTATATGCCTTGTAAACAACACGCACTTACACAAGAAGAATTTCAAAAGTATAAATGTCCTAAAGGATATAAAAAAGATTATCAAAAACACAAATGCGTTAAGATGGCAGAGATAGGTGAAAGAGGGGGTATTAGAAAAAGTCCTAAAGCACCAAAGTCAGGTACACCAAACCCTAAACCTAAAGGAGAGGGAACTGCTAAGGGAGATGCTTCTACAAGTAGAGGTGCAAAGGTGTCAGAAAAAGATTTAGCATCATTACAAAAAAAGAGTGATGACTTTAATGAAAGATACAAAGACAAATTAGGATATGGCGTTACAGTAGGTCAATTAAAATCAGTATTTCAAAGAGGATTAGGTGCGTTCAATGTTTCGCATAGTCCTCGAATACAATCACCAACAGCTTGGGCTCAAGCAAGAGTTAATGCTTATTTATATTTAGTTAGGAATGGCAGACCACAAAATGCTAAATATACAGGTGATTTTGATTTGTTACCAAAAGGACATCCTAAAAGTAATAAAAAATGAAACTACCAAGCTATACAAGTCCAAAAGGTGGAAGAAGGGGTTGTCTTTGTAAAGATAAATTAACGTACAAGATAGAATGTTGTACAGGAGAATTACACGCACAGGGCA